TAGCCTTGAAGCACTCGGTCCTTGTGACGAACTCCACCGCCGCCTGCCACAAGTACATGTAGCTGGTGAAATCGTCCAGCCAGCCGGAACTATCCGACTCATTTAGAAGGTCACGCAGTTGCCGTAGAAGCTGATTCCCGTCCATCCGGTGTCTCCATAAATTCGCCATCGCCCGTAAACGGGGTGACTCTTCGGGTCCGGCAGGTCAAGTCTTTCCTGCGTAGCCGCTCGATGTTGCTCGTCTCTCCCAGCGCCTTGTTCATTATCTGTGTGGCGATTGTGGCATCGTCCCTCGATACCATGCCACCTTTGTAGCTCTTGAGGTTCAGGGATGTGGCGAGCCGCTTGTCGATCTTGATGCAAGGGTTGAGTTGGCGCTTCAGTTCCTCGTGCGCTGAGGCTTCCCCGAAGTGCATGTCGTCGTAAGAAAACATAGACTCGGATATTCCGCATTCAAGTTCGGACACCGCTTTTTTAAGGAAAGTCGTTTGGGCGCCGTTCAACTTTGGCCTTGCTTCCTCAAGGGCTTTGATCTTAGTGGCCAGTGCTCTTGTCTCGTTCAGGTATTCCGGGTCGGCGTCCGAAACGATTTCATCATCCGCAGGTTTGCGTGTTCTCTGCCGGTATTCCTCTTTCTTTTCGGCCAACTGCTGATCGAAGTACCAGCCGGGATAAGTCGCCGTTATGGTCGAATCTCCCTTGTCCCATTTCTTGTCCACATCGGTGAAAAACTGAATGTCTTCCACTCCCGCTGCTCTCAAATCTTCCTTAGCCATAACAATCCTTGGTTTGAAGGTTAAGGGGGCACGAGGCCCCCCGATAAAGTTTAAAATTTACTTGCGTCCTCTGCGTCGGCTTTGGCGTCCGCTTTGTCCTGCGCCGCTTCAGCCTTAATCTCAGCCTTGGTTTTAGGCTCATCGGCCTTGGGCGTAACCGCATCAAGAATCGCATCCAGCTTGTCGTGAAGTTCCTGCCAATCTGAGTTTCTTCCATCGGCCATAATCTTATCCTTTAGTTGGCTACGGTAAGTTGCGTTATTCCACCTGTGCCTATGACACTGCCGTAAGAAAGAGGCCACGCCATCTGGTTAGTGGCGGTGAACTGTGCGCCCGATGCAACGATAGCCATTAGGTTTCTGCCAACGCCAGAGGTAGCCAAAACTGTAGCAATCGCGGGTTGCGGAGTTGCGCTGGAATTTGTCACCTGACCCGTATCGAGAACGAGGTTGGTTGACGCGGTAGTCAGGTTGTAAATCCCTGCGTTGGTGAAGTCCCCCACAATATCGAAATTTCGAATTGTTATGCGGTCGCCACCAACTATTTTAATTGCCGCTGTCTTCTGCGTGCCGGTCGTGGAAGCGATGAACCGATACCCGTCGATAACCATCCGATTAGCAGCCGCCGTGGTCAAAACCTGTACCAGCGTCGCCATTGCGGGGGCGTCGTAATACTCAGCACCGAACATATTGAAATCCGCCGCCTGGACGTTGATCGGCGCCGCTACTGCGTCTATGCCGGTTAGAAATCTCGGATTGTAAAGCTTGATGTTGACCGCACTTACAAGCATTGTCGCTGTAGTTGCGGTAAAGGTGACAGTGCTTCTCTGCGACCCGTTCCCGAGGCAGAAAACAGATACGCCGATTTTGTTCATCGACAGACCGCCGACCGCGTAAGTCGAAGTGCTTGCAACGGATACCGTCTCAACGTGTCCGGCACCACAGACAATCCAATCGTCGTTATTGTCTTTGCACTGCGTGAAGGCGTAATTGATCGTGTTGAACGGCTTGGCGTACGTACCGTTGGCTGAGTTGTCGGCAGGGTTGCTGCCGCTGCTGTCCACAAAAAAGACGTTCCCGGTGGGAATAAGACCGCCCATACCCCCGAAAACCGGGATACCAAATACCGAAAGACCCTTTGAAAAATTAGTTCCTACAGGCATGTTGAATCCTTTCCTGCCAGTGAAGGCTCACCAGGGGGCATTGCGCCCCCCAGCAGGGTTAAATGGTTATTCATTATCAGCTAACTAGCTGACTTGACTACCTAAAATGAAGCGCCAATTCTTACTCCCGTAACTAAACCTGAAATACTGCGCCAGCTTCAGCGTGTAGGTTTCAAAGTCCCATGTGGTCTTGGCTTCGGGTTTGATTCGGTCGTACCACAGGTTGTCTTTCTTCATCCGGCTTTTCCACACGAGATACCAGTTGGAAGTCGAGTAATCGTCAAGACGAGGGAGCACCTGAAGGTCGTATCGTTGATAATGGAAGTTCACATTACCTTCGGCGGTGTCCAGGCTCTTAGGGGTCTTGGTGATCTCGTATCCGACTTCAGCCAGGTTATCAGGGACAACCAACATAAGGTCGTCGCCCACATCGATACGTTCCCCGATGTCGTCTCTAAAGAGCCGCATCTTGAGCCGTGCAGCCGCAACCGATGTTTTGGAGAGCGCCGCCGTACTCAGATTGTTGAAACCGGTTGTGGTCGAAACGCCGGACTTGGTAAGATGCCCGGTTGAGCAAAGGGCCACGCCTTCTTCTGACGTCTGGTACTCGAACGCGCTGGAAAAGGCGTAAACGAGGAACTTCATCTCGGCCTTAATCTGGGTCCGTCTGGAAGCCTCCATGAGCCATGAAGCACGGTCAGAAAGAACACCGTACTTTTCATCGTCCAGAATCTTTCTCTGGAACAGGAGGCCACCTGCGAACTCCTTGTGCTCTATTTTGGTGTAGTAGCCGGGATATACGGGCAGGTAGTTGATCCTGCCGTTAAATGCCGGGATGTCGGGGACCGATCCGATGTCGAAGAAATCTTCGTACGCTGAATCAGAAGTCCCTACCTTGAAAAGCCGGTCCTTGTAAGAAGGAATGTCCTTATAGGACTGCTTTTCGACGTGTTTGATATGCCCTTCCACCAGCTTACGGAAGGAGGGATCATTGACAATACTAGGCATAACTTATTCTCCTTTCCGCATTAAGTTCCAAGGGGGTCAAACATTATGTTCATGAACCGGAAATCGACATATTCTTTCCCGGCGGTCGAGAGGTCGAGCCTTGATACTTCGATTCCGAAGTAATCTGAGGTCGCAGCCGCATCAGCCAAAACACCGAGGGAAAGGCTGTCAAACTGAACCCGCGCGGTCCCGGCAAACCTCAAGTTTGCGGCCACCAGCGTATCCCCTATAGCAATCGCGTAGGGAAATGGCGAGGTTACGGTTTTGACTGTCGTGCTGGTATCTGAGCCGATACGGTACAGGCCGAGATTAGCGCCAGACCTGAAGCACAGGGTCGTCTGCGAAGCAACTCCTGTAAAGCCGATAGACGCTGCGGTCGTAAAGCCAACGCCGGTGGCGCCGCCTGTGGCGAGCGTTAGAACGGTTGAAACTGTGGGGGCGGTCCCAAGGGTCGAAAAGTAAACGGGGCCTTGCAGAACCGTCCAGGGGAAGATTCGCTCGACATAGACGTATGCCTGCTGGTCTATCCCATAAGGGCCAACTTCCCGCATCTCTACGTTGAAGTTGACGTTCGAGGTTATCATCGAGGTGATCTTCTGCGTGTTGTACGTTGAATCGTACAGCTCGTATCGCCTTGATGTGCCGATCACTATACCGTACGGTATGCCATAGGCTGGATAAGTGGTTTTGTTTGTGGCGTTCCAGACTCCGCTCGCAGCGCCAAGCGCGGTTACACCGTCAGTTCCCATCTGTACGAGTTGATTTTCGTACAGGGTGACGGCCCCCCCGGAGGTCTGCACGGGAACCCACTGCCTTTGTGCAGGTTCACCTGTGTTTACGATTTGAAATCCCATAAATGTTCTCCTTAGCGGTAATCACCCCGCCAATTCAAGGTGCCGCACATGGGACACCCCCTATCGACTGTGGGTGAGTAAGAAAGCATGATCGGTAGTGGCGCTCCGTCTGGTCCCACTTTGACTAAAACGGTATGGCTTTGCCCCCGCATGATCTTGGGAATGTCGGCCTTTTGTCCGTAAGTGATCCAGTGGTTATCTGGGAGCGTCGTTTGCTCAAATTCTGTGTTCGTTCCAGCCCGATCGTCCGCGCCGCCAAGGGCATCGCGTTTAGAGTCGCAGACAAATCCGCAGTTCCAGCACATAAAGTACCGGCCTTCGTCTTCCCATCTTGCAGGTTTGAGTGGCCGAGTTCTTGCGTCATGCCGGACAATGGTTCTGCTTGGATGTCTACGAGTCTTTTCACCCAACGGCTATTCCTTCATCATGTCTGCGAGTTCTTTACCCGAATGACCCCATGCGGCTGCTGCCCGCTTTGCAAACGGGCTGAGTTGAGTCGTTGAGTCATCCCTTTTTACGGTGTTCCCCGAACCGGATCCAAGCGGAGTATCGGGTTTGCCGCCCCTGAACTGGTTCTCTTTGCCCTTGCCTGTACCAAGTTGAGCGTTCAGGAGGTGCTTTTTGGCCCTCTGATAGTTCTTTCCTGCATCGGCAACGGGGTTATTGGAAAGCCTTTTATTGTAGGGTTCTCCGGTCCCCGTGGTGAGTTTTTTAATCTCAGCCACAAGTGCAGGGTCGTCTTCATCGGCGCTCAATTCATCGATGTACGCGATGTACCCCTGAGCAAATTCCTGAGATTCCCGCTCGGCCTCGGTCTGCTTTTTAGCCAGCGCACTTTCAATCATCTTTTCAGCAAAGGGTACAAACTCGTTTGTTTCGGTCGGGATGTATTCGGGTAATTCGGACTGGTTCTTTCTTTGGGTTTCTGTTTGAGCCTGCTGTTGCATAGCCTGAGCGATAGTTGACGCAAAATTAGTCAGTTGCGTCAGTTGTGCGCTCTGCTGTTCAAACAGGCGTTCCATAGCGGCGACCTTTCGTCCAAGCCGAGACTTCTCAGCGTTGTCTTCGGGGGATTCTAGGTGCTGCTCCTGTTCTTCCGATTTCTCGGAAGATTCTTCGGTTTGTTTTGCCTCTTCTGCGGCCCTGGATAAATCCTCAACTTCGGGTGTATCCTGGCTGGCTTCCTGGCTTTCAAACTCGTCTGACATGTTAATTCCTTTGGTTGGTTGTTAATAAAAAAGCCCTCGAACCCGGACCACCGGATAAGAGGGCTTCTGTTGTTCAGA